TTAGAGCCCGTAGACGTGAAGTACTGGAAGGTAGTTGGAGCTTCCGCATATGCCTTCGCCATGGTCTTATTGGCCACGTTGGACAGAATGCCAGGGAGTGCCCCGGTACCGGTCAGAGCGGCACGGACCAGTTCATCATCATCCATCCGCTGCACATGGACTACACCTTCACGTTCCAATACGTCACACATTAGGGAACGCAGACGCATAGAGCGCAGTTCATCCGCCCCCGTTGCCGGTTTAGTCACCTGTACACCAGCACGCATCAACAGTGCATCCGTTGCAGCCGCATGGTATTTGTCAGATTCGTCTTCTTTTACTTTCATATTTGCCGCAGGAACGGTATCTTTAGCCGCCTTAGCCAGCACCTGTGCTTGTACATCAGACAGACTTGCGCCTTTTTCAATAAATTCTTTGGGCTCTACATTAAAATGACGGCACAAAGCAGTAATGTTCTCGCATCTTTCTCGCTCTTCCTGAATCGCTGCACGCAGTGCTTCACCATTCTCTGCCGGCGGAACCGGATTTACCGGATTCACAGGCTTTTTCTGTTCTTCACTCATGTTCTTTTCTTCCTCCTTTGGTTTTACTACTTTAACAATACAATTAAACGCTTCTTCTTGCGCGCGCCCCACTCCTACCGTGGCATCAGCGGGCACGGAAACAATAGAGATTTCCATTGCTTCCCACTTGGTTGCCACATAGCAAGGCCCTTTGATGATCCCGTTCGGGGTATCCAGTAATACATTTTCCTTTACTTCTGTATACTCGTTTACGACATACCCCACAGAAACGCCCTTCAGTGTCCCGGATTTCACCTTCTGATACACCTTCTCCGACTCTTCATCTTCATCAAAGGTAATATCTGCATAGGCTCGGCCATTTTCCATCCATACCCGGTCAATTTTCCCGATAACGGCGTCATGGTTATGGTTATACAGCACACAGCCAAGGCCATTATTAAATCGGGACAAGTCCAGGGACGTTTCATCTACCAGCAGCACTTCCTGGCCAAACCAGCGCTCATACGGTTCTTCACTGGCAAACGAGACGGTCATTGTCCGGTCATTGTCTTTGCTTTTCGTAGTCCGGATTTCTCCGTCCCGCTGAAACATGCCGATCTGATTATTCCGCAGTGCTGCTTTTTTCTGTTTTTGCTGTTCCATTGACAGCACTCCCTCCTTCCTGTAATGAAATACCATACGCCGCTTCCAGTTTCTTTATATAGGCCAGTTCAATAGCCCGCTGCCCCAAGACTTCCTTCCAATCCATGCCCGACCTCGCACAGATAGTTGCCATCGTTTCCTGATTACTTTCCAGTGCGATTTTGTTGGCATTGGCCTCTTTCTCGGGGTCAATCCAGTCCCATCCGGGAGTATTCCAACTGTGTTTCAGATACCGCCCCTTGTAGCTCCAAAAGTCAGGGATGACCAAGGTCCTTGCCGTGACTGCCGAAATTACTACTTCTTCATACACAGTGTCCAGAAAATGGTCTATAAGATATCGCTGAATGCGCTCGTATGTACGTTTATCCTCCAACAATCCCTGACGGGCTGAAGAATAGTTTACTTGGCTCATGTCACGGCTGATCGCTTCATAGGAAAGTCCCATTCCGGAGCCAATCAACCGGATCATAATAGCCAGCATATCCTTGGCGTTGGATGCCTGCCCCGCCGGTACTACAGCCTGTGCTTCATCGCCGGGGTTCAGTTCCTGGATCATTCCTGGTGTTACCGTTTTTCTCGGCAGGCCTGTATGAACATCAATCTTATTTAACCCACGGCCAACACCTCCAGAAGGCATGGCTCTTTTGATAAAAATGCCAAAGCAGGCCAGAATCTTTTCTTTCAGGCTGATGGTATCCAAGTAGTCCTCTGCGTCTGCAATACGGGTAATTGCCTGGGACATAGGAGACATTTCACGAATCTGGCTGGGTCTTTTCTTTTCCCACAAAGCAATCACCTTATCCGCTGGAATACGCTTTGTATCAAGGGTGCTCCAGCCATCCGGAGTTTCCTGTTTAATCCAATAAGCCAGCGGTTTCCCGTAGTCATTGACTTCGATTCCTCCTACTACAGATTTGCCATTATGCTGGTACGAAACCACGCTGTCCCCATCCAAATCGCTGACTTCTCTTGCCTGCAGCTGGAAAGGATAACTTTCATTTCCACCGTACGTTTTGAGCAATAAAATACCGCCATCAATCTTTAGACGGCGGACAATCATATTGCACATTTCATTAAAGCTCTGTGTTCCGGATATATCGCAGTTCTTAGGGTTGCTCCATTCCCGGAAAATATGCTCAATCCGATTATTTAGTTCTTCGTCACCCGTATCTGCCTGGGGCACGAAGCCAGAGCCGACAACATTCCGTTCAAACGCTTCCAGCAGCGAGTTCATAATATCGCTGTTACGCTCCAGATCACGGGCTTTACGACGCACAGTTTCCCGGGACATGGCATTTAACCGTTCTGCACTCCCTTCAATAGGCATCCAGCCGTCTTGCCTTCGATGCGATTCGCCAGCACTATAGGCCTGTCGATAAGCCATTCGCTTATAGGCTTTTTCTGGGCTGAAGAAGCCTATAAGTCGGTCTAACCAGTTAGTCTCTTGTGAAGCTTCCGACATAGCATCCCCCTCCGGTTTCTAACGAAGTAATCTCCTGCCGCAGCGTTCGCCGCTCAGCATAGAGCGCTGGTAAGGCCCCTCTTGTCAGGCTTCGATTTCCAATCGTATACGACTGCGCCCCTGCTTCAATTTTTTCTATGGCCTTATTGAGTTGTGCCAGTTCAGCTTTTAAATCGTCCACCAGCATTATTTCAGCCACCCTTCTCCAATATCAATAAAATTCGTCTCTTTCCCTTCCTGCGGCCTGCTGCCAACTCCTGGCTGCACATCTGCGGTCTCTTTCTTTTCATCCAGATACCGGACCTGCAGCAGATCGGCTG